GAAAAAGCTACAAAAAAGTTCCACTGTTTGGGTATGACAGACGGCCCTAATGAGATTTCATTACTCAAACCATTTCACAAATACATTGCATCGTGGGATTCGAGTGCTGCAGTGTGGGCTGGATTGAATGGTATAATGTTTGATAATTCACCGACAGGTTTGATTGACGGCAAGTTTGAGAAAGAGGTTGATTTTGATTTCTCTCTACCAACCACAGATCCAAAACATTCTATTACGTATTCAAATATTCAATACATTGACAAATTGGCAAGGAGCGAGTAAATGTTTAAATATGATGAGGATAAAATCCTAGATGAAGTTAAAGATTACATAGAGTCAACATATGGCCAGCACTATGTTTCACAAGGCAACTCTCAACTAATTGATATCATTAACGATGACGATCTTGAGAGTTTTGCAAAGGTAAGTGCAATGAAATACATTCAACGATATGGCAAAAAAAGTGGAAAGAACAGGAAGGATCTGTTGAAGGCCGTGCATTATTTGGTTATGATGTTAAGAATTGATGAAGATAGGAGGATTGATTAATGAAACATATTATGGGGCCAGAATCAAAATCAACACTGACAAATGTACAGGCTGGTGATGTGCAACCGAATGCTGTTGATCTTCGATTGGGAAAAATTTTCCTTATCAAGCCAGAAGTATTTTTGATTGATGAGGAGCAAAAGAAGCATCGTGGGACTATTGAACTTCAACCAACTGCTGATGGTTATTATCAGCTTGATGTTGGTCATTATGAAGTTGTGATGGAGAATATTATTAATGTGGGTGAAGGGGAAGCTGGTTGGGTTATTACTCGTTCCACTTTGAATCGTAATGGGGTATTTTTGACATCTGGATTGTATGATACTGGTTATCATGGTGTGATGGCTGGGGTGATGCATGTTTCTGTTGCACCGATGAGAATCAAGCCAGGTACAAGAATTGGTCAATATTTGTCGTTCAATGCTGAATCGCTTTCAAAATATGATGGTTCATATGGTATTGGTAAAGAACACGATAAAAAATACGGGAGTTGATTATGGAATTGAAAGTTGAAATATCAGATCTACAAAAGAAGAAATTGTTTGTTGCAACACCGATGTATGGTGGTCAATGTGCAGGCATGTATACTCGATCAATTGCTGATCTTGCTGCTTTGTGTGCAAAATATCAAGTACAACTACAATTGTATTTCTTGTTTAATGAGTCGCTGATTACACGTGCACGAAACTATTGTGCAGACGAATTCATGCGATCAAATGCAACACATATGATGTTTATTGATAGTGATATTGGTTTTGATCCTAATGATGTTATTGCATTGATGGCTTTAATGACAGAGGAATCAGAATATGATGTTATTGGTGGCCCATATCCAAAGAAATGTATTTCATGGGAAAAGATCAAGCAAGCAGTAGACAAAGGGGTTGCAGATAAAGATCCTAGTGTTCTTGAGCGGTTTGTTGGGGATTATGTATTCAATCCTAAGAGTGGCCAAAATGAAATTCCGCTAGGCAAACCAGTCGAAGTGAGGGAGATTGGTACTGGTTTCATGATGATTCGTCGTCGTACATTTGAGGAATATGCTAAAGCTTTCCCACTACAATCATATAAGCCTGATCATGTTCGTACAGCTGCTTTTGATGGTTCTCGAGAGATTATGGCATATTTTGACTGTATCATTGATCCTGAATCTAAGCGATATTTGTCAGAAGACTATATGTTCTGCTACAATGTTCAGAATGCTGGAATGAAAGTTTGGTTTTGTCCTTGGATGAAATTACAACATGTGGGATCATATGTGTTTGCTGGTAGCTTGGCTGATCTTGCTTCGATTGGTGCATCTGCTACTGCCGATGCTGGAAAGCTGGGTAAAAAATAATGGATAACAATGTTAATGAAAAACTTATTGATAGAGAGCATATTGAGAGTTTGCAAACTGAGCTAAACGAATTGATAATGAATAATACTGATTCCACAAAATCGTTGCTTCACGTGGCTAGCGTATTGTTCTCAAGTGCAATTAAATGTTACACGTTTGTATTGGGTGAGGAAGGTGTTGTAAGATTCTTAAAAATGACTTTGAACGACATAGAATCAAACAAAAACAATTTACACTAAGCAGGAGTTTATATTATGAAATTGAGTGGAAGAACTGTACAACTGTTGAAGAATTTTTCTTCGATAAACAAATCAATTGTTATTCGGAGAGGAAATACTCTTTCAACAATCTCACAAAACAAGGAAATATTAGCAAGGGCGACCATACCAGAAACTTTTGAAAGATCGTTTGGGATCTATGAACTACCGAGACTACTTGGTATTTTAACGTTGTTTGATGAACCTGATATTCAGTTTGAAACAAATCATTTGAAAGTTGTTGAGGGTAAACAGTCTATTAGTTACTACTATACAGACGAACAAATGATTGTTGCACCACCAGATAAAGATATCTCACTAAGCGAACCTACGATCAGTTTTAACCTAGATCAAAACATATACGCTGCACTAATGAAGGCTCTTAATGTAATGCAACTACCTTCGATCGGTGTTGTTGGTAACAAGAACAAGATTATGTTGACGGCGATGGATGCTGAAACAAAGTCAACCAATGACTCGTATCAGGTAGAGGTAGGGGAAACAGAGCATGAGTTTAAAATGGTATTTAAGGGTGAGCATTTTAAGATGTTGCAGGATAATTATAATGTAACAATATCTGCCAATGGTATATCAAAGTTTGTTGGAACAGATGTCCAATATTGGATTGCTCTTCAAAAGAAAACATCTACCTTTGTAAAGTGAGATTGATATGATTCGTGATGAATTTACGTGGACTGAGAAATATAGACCTAAAACTGTCGAGGATTGTATTCTTCCTACCTCGTTGAAAGAAACATTCCAACAATTTGTCAACATGAAGAATGTGCCAAATTTGTTGTTGTGTGGTCGGGCTGGTGTTGGGAAAACGTCTGTAGCTATTGCTATGCTGGAAGAGCTTGGGTGTGACTATATCATTATTAATGGTTCTTTGAATGGTAATATTGACACATTACGTAATGATATTCAATCGTTTGCATCAACTGTTTCATTGACGGGTGGTAGGAAGTATGTAATATTTGATGAAGCAGATTATTTGAATCCTCAATCAACTCAACCAGCATTGCGCAATTTCATGGAGGAGTTTAGTCAGAATTGTGGTTTCATTTTAACTTGTAATTTCAAGAATAGAATTATTGAGCCTCTACATTCACGTTGTAGTGTTGTTGATTTTAAGATTGAAAACAAAGAAAAGCCTAAACTAGCAAACGAGTTCTTCAAGAGGGTTGTAGAGATTCTTTGTGCTGAGAGTGTTGAGTTTGAAGAGAAGGCTCTTGCAACGCTAATCACCAAGCATTTTCCTGATTGGCGCCGTGTTCTTAATGAACTTCAACGTTATTCTGCTACAGGGAAGATTGATGTAGGTATTTTGACTTCAATGAATGATGAATGTTTCAAGGCGTTGATTGATCATTTGAAGCAGAAATCTTTCACAAATGTTCGAAAGTGGGTTGGTGAGAACAGTGATGTTGAGAGTGCCGTGATATTTCGTAAGTTTTATGATCAGGCATCGGACGTATTACAACCTGCTAGCATCCCACAACTCGTGTTAATTATCGGTGAATATCAATACAAGGCAGCGTTTGTTGCTGATCAAGAGATTAATCTTGTTGCATTTTTCACTCAGGTAATGGTTGATTGTGTGTTCAAATGACACCATTCGACTTCATAAACTCAATCAACCAATCAAAAAATAATCTAATAAAGGATAGTGATAACAAAGAGTTAGCAGAGAAACTGTACAAACCATATATTGTGAACAAGGGATTATCATATTTTCAGGACACAATAATGTTTTGCAATGAAATGAATCGTTTAAATCACCTGGATAACAAACTACAGTATGAGTTTTTCCTAAATAGTATACGGCCATTGAGGCGTTATGCGAAATGGGTTAAAAAGGTAGATAGTGACGATTTTGATGCTGTACAGGAATATTATCAATTAAACAATGATAAAACAGAGCAGGCGTTGTCGTTACTTTCTCGTGAACAAATAAACCTTATAAAATTAAAATTACAAAAAGGTGAAACATGAATATAGAAAGTTTGGTTGAGGTAACGCTAGCAGATCAAGATTCGTTTCTTAAAGTCCGCGAAACTCTAACAAGAATTGGTGTAGCATCAAGAAAAGACAAAAAGCTTTTTCAAAGCTGCCATATCCTACACAAACAAGGCAAATATTACATTGTACATTTCAAAGAATTGTTTGCTTTGGATGGTAAACCATCCAATTTCTCAGATGAGGATATTGGAAGAAGAAATACAATTGCTAGTTTGTTAGCTGAGTGGGGATTAGTTACATTGGTTAATCCTTCGAAAACATCGGAGAACAAGGCTCCATTGAGCCAAATCAAAGTAATTGCACATAAAGACAAGAATGATTGGGAGCTTGTTGCTAAGTATAATATTGGTAAAAGATAATTAGGAGATTTATTATGGATTTTGCTATGAATTTAGAGATGGTTGATGGTGTGTTGAAAGTTAGTGGTAAGGCAGCAGAAAACGGTAATGTGAAAGAGTTTGGACGTGATTTCACATTGCTACCAAAGAAAAAAGGTCTCGAAGGCGATAGCATAGACTATAATGTATTGCAGAATGCTGCAAGCAATATTAAGGATGTGCCAGGCATCGTATGTGAAATTGGAACGAGACGTGGGGGAAGCTTGGCAGTTATTATTAACGGTTTGTTGTCATCGAAAGATTTCAATCGCAACATTGTCTGTATTGATCCTTACGGAAACATTGACTATGAGCCTGGTGAATTGGAGAAGCGTGAAAACTTGAAGCTTGATTACACAAATGATATGCGTAATGAGGCAATGGCAAACATCTACCAGCACATCCAAAATCATCCTGTCAATGTTGTTTTTATGTGCATGGAAGACCAAGAATTTTTCAAACGATTTGACAGCGGTGTTCCTTTCTATAGCAATTATAAAACAATCGAAGAAAAATATGCTTTGGTGTTTTTTGATGGCCCACACACAATTCCTGCTTTAATGAAAGAGGTAGAGTTTTTTGAGCCTCGTTCTTCTGTTGGTGCAATGTGGGTATTTGATGACCTGGAATTGTATCCACACGACACTCTTGAGCAGTGGATTCTTGACCATGGTTTTGTTTTGGTCGAAAAAACAGCACGCAAAGCAAGTTACAAAAAAATCTAATCTGAACTTTTATAAAAAAGAGTGCAGGAAAAATGTTGTAACACAACATTTAATTCCTATATAATATCAGCGATTGCCGAAAGGGATCGCTGATTTTTATTTAACTTGCTTAATAAGGAGAAAAACATGGGAAATATCAAAACGTTAGCACACGCATTTGGACAAGACTGGGCAAAAGAATTTGAGCCGTTCTTTGTAGGATTCGATAATCACTTTGATAAGCTGACTAAGATTCATGATGAGTTTGCAAAAAATATTCCAAACTATCCTCCCTACAACATCAAAAAAGTTGACGAGGACAAGTATGTAGTGGAGATTGCAGTTGCTGGTTTTGCAAAACAAGATATTGAAATCACATTGGAGAACGGTAAACTAATTGTTAAAGGCAACATGAACGAAGACGATAAGAATTATCTGTTTAAGGGAATTGCAACCCGAGCCTTCACACGAACGTTTGCTTTGACAGATACGATAGAGGTCAAGAATGCTGATCTCATTAATGGAATGTTGAAAATTTTCTTGGAGAATATTATTCCTGAGCATAAAAAGCCGAAGAAGATTGATATTGGTAATGGCGGGGAAAAAACATCAGAACAACTATTAACGGAGTAGAAATGAACATACTAACAAAGGTTATGCAAAAGATTGCAAACTTTCTTGAAATTCTGCAAGAAGCTCGACAGCTCGAGATTGATTGTAAACGTAAGTATAGAATGCTGTAACAGAAAAAGGGCCGAAAGGCCCTTTTTTGTTGACCTTTTAATATTATTGTGAGATACTACATAGATCTTTAAAGTGAGGGTTGTAATGAAATTTTATACAAACGTTAGCTATGATATGCGCCGTGACGTATTCAACATTCGGGAATACGATAACGGAAAGCGCAAAGTACGCACAGTACCATGTAAACCATATGTGTATGTAACATCACCCAAAAAATCACAATATAGAACACTTGACGGCAAACCAGTATCTAAGCTGGTTTTCGATTCGCGAAAAGAACTAATTGAATTCACAGACACACATACCAACATATCGAATTTTCAATATTTTGGACTAGGTCAACGTGCGTTTGAACTAATCCATTGTTTTATTAATGATGAATACCCTGGCACCCTAGACTACGACTTCAGTATCCTTTCTGTTGTTGTGCTTGATATTGAGACCGACTCAGAAGGTGGTTTTCCTGACCTCGAAACGGCAAACAAAGAGGTGACAGCAATTACAATTCGTAAAGGTGATAAACGCATTGTACTCGGTACTAAACCATACACAAACTCAGATGACAATATTAGTTATTATAAATGCAAGAATGAGGTTGACTTGTTAGAGAAGTTTTTGGTTGTGTGGAAATCAAGTCAATTTTCTCCTGATATTGTGACTGGTTGGAATATTGAAATGTTCGATATTCCGTATATGTACAAACGAATTGGTCGTGTTCTTGGGGAAGAAAAAGCCATTGAGCTTTCACCATTTCTTCGAGTCGAACAAAGAAAGTTTAAAACAACGTTTGGCGATCAAGTTGTATATCATCCAGCCGGTATTGCAATACTTGACTATCTGTCCCTTTACAAAAAGTTTTCGTACACACCACAAGAAAGCTATAAACTTGACCATATAGCATTTGTGGAGCTTGGTGAAAAGAAGCTTGATTTCAGAGCTTTAGGATACGAAACGCTAGATGAATTCTACAAGAAAGATTTTCAAAACTTCATAAACTATAACATCAAAGACGTTGATCTCGTTTTCGATCTTGAGCAAAAGATGAAGTTGATTGAGCAAGTATGTGCACTGGCTTATGATGCTAAAGTGAATTTAGTTGAAGCTCAAACTACAGTGCGTATGTGGGATATTATTATCCACAACCACCTTCACAGCAAAAACATTGTTGTTCCATTCTTTGACCCCTACAATTCCCAACAAGAAGAGAAGGTTCAAACAACAATTCAGGGTGCATATGTGAAAGATCCGCTGGTTGGCATGCACAAATGGGTTGTATCGTTTGACTTGAATAGTCTATATCCGCATTTGATTATGCAATACAATATTTCTCCTGAAACGTATGCAGGAAGAATTAACAACATCGATGTCGGTGAATTGATTGAGGGAAAGATATATGATGAAAAGATACAAAAGGAAATCAAATCAAAAGACGTAACATTTTGTGGTTCCGGTTGTATGTTTGATAAAACCCGACAGGGCTTTTTACCGGAGCTGATGAAGAAGATGTATGACGATCGTGTTGTGTGGAAAGCAAGAATGCTAGAAGCCAAACGTAAAAATGAAAAAAACCCTACAATCGAGTTGCGAAACGAGATTGCGAGATGTCATAATATGCAGCTTGCAAAGAAGATTCAATTGAATAGTGCTTATGGTGCTTTGGGTAATCAATTTTTCCGGTGGTATGACCGCAAGTATGCTGAATCGATTACATTGTCTGGTCAGCTCGCTATTCGTTGGATGGAAAAACATATCAACGAGTGGTTGAACGAAAAGATTGGGACAGACAATGTTGATTATGTTATTGCCTGTGATACTGACTCAATGTATATTAATCTTGAAAGATATGTTAATAAGTTTCATGCAGACAAAACAAACGAAGAGATGATTAACATTCTTGATGAAGAATGTAGTAAAATGTTTGAGCCTTATATTGACGAGACATATGAAAAATTGGCTAGTCTTGTAAATGCCTATGATCAAAAGATGAAAATGAAGCGTGAGGCAATTGCAGATAAGGGTATTTGGACAGGTAAGAAACATTATATTCTCAATGTATATGATAATGAAGGAGTACGTTTCAAAGAGCCTAAATTGAAGATGCAGGGTATTGAAGCAATTCGTTCTTCAACACCAGCTGCGTGTCGAGAAAACATCAAGAAAGCTCTTGAAATTATCATGAAGAAAGATGAGGATAGTGCTATTGAATTTATTGATAATTTCAGGGAAGATTTTCATAAGCTGCCGTTTGAAGATATTGCTTTCCCTCGTTCTGTACAAAACATTAATAAATGGTATGTGAATGGTCAAATTATATCAGCTTGCCCGATAAATGTTCGAGGTAGTATCTTATACAACAATTTCATTAGAGATAATAATCTTGAAGCTAAATATAATTTAATAAACAATGGTGACAAGATCAAATTTACATACATGAAGCAGCCAAACCCATTGCGTAGCAATGTTATTGCGGCCCCGGGATTTCTTCCACCTGAAATGAACATTGACAAATATATTGATTACAATGTTCAGTTTGAGAAATCATTTCTCGAGCCACTACGAACAATTATGAATGCTATTGGGTGGAAAACAGAAAAGAGTTACACAATAGAGGACTTCTTTGTATGAGTAAAAAGTTTAACATTTCTATCGACGATGCGTATGACGACTTTGGTTTCTCAGCAGTTAGTGAAGATGAACTCAAGGAGATTGAGAGAAAGCTCCATGTAGATCTTCAGGCAACCTCATCGCAGCTCAAAGATGTGACAGAAACATATCAAGAAAAGCTAGAGACGTTGTATAAACTAATTATGCCATTGTTGTTGAACTTACAAAAAAATCCTGATAAAGAATATATTTTTTGGCCAAATAGGGCACAGAAGGTGAAAGAGTTTGTCAAAAAGATAGATGATCTGATTGATGATTAATTACGCTCTTTTACTAATTGCCTTAACAGTAGCATCTGTTGCAGGTTATTATTCAATAATAGGACTTACAACAATTTTCTCTGGTGCATTTTGGCCAGTTGTTGTCATGGCTACATCACTGGAGGCTGCAAAAGTTGTTTGTACTTCATGGTTACAAAAGAATTGGAAAACAGCGCCAGGTGTAATTAAAATGTATTTGACTAGTGCTGTGGTTGTTGTTTCGTTTATTACTTCACTAGGAGTTTTTGGTTTTTTGTCAAAAGCTCATATTGAAACAACAACAGCGATAGGTACATCGGCGATTGAAATACAAACAATTGAGAAACAAGAAGAGATCACAAAAGCTCGTTTAGCTTATCTTTTGAAAAAGGCTGGTGATGATCCGGACAAAATTAGTAGAACAACAGATCAATTAATTCAACAGACACAAAAACAGCTTGTCGAATTAAATCAGAAGAAGTTGCCTTTATTACAAGAAAATAGTAAGATGGAGGCTGAAGTAGGTCCGTTGAAATATGTTGCTGAGTTAATTTACAGTAAAGCAGATAAGAATACATTGGAGTCTGCTGTACGTGCAGTTATTATTCTTATTGTGTTAGTGTTTGATCCATTGGCGTTGATGATGATATTAGCAGCTAATCATGGTTTTGCAGAGATGAGAAAGAAGAAGGAGCCGGAGATTATTGGAGGGCCAGTTCCTAGTGTTCCGAATGAAGATTTGAGTTGGATTGAACAGATAAAGAACCGACCATTGTTTGGTTCAAAAAATGTAACTATAGGTAAAGATAAAATACATAACATGTGAGGTGATAAATGAGTTTTTTCAGAGATTTGATTAAGGAAATTGCAGATGAAGATACTTCTATGGCCAGTGACGGCGTTGGTAGTGCTGAGTTTGGGGGTTTTATTGATACTGGTAGCTACATGCTCAATGCTATTCTCTCGGGTAGCATCTATGGTGGCGTCCCTGATAATAAAGTTACTGCTTTTGCAGGCGAGTCCGCTACTGGTAAAACTTACTTCGTTCTTGGGGTCGTCAAATCTTTCCTCGACGCAGACCCATCGGCCGGAGTAGTATATTACGATACTGAGGCTGCTGTAACGAAGTCGATGATGGAAGAACGTGGAATTGATACATCGAGAGTTATTATTTCAGAGCCTGATACGATTCAGAAATTTAAAACACATGCATTGAAAATGTTGGATGCATATGATAAGCAACCAGAAGACAAACGTCCACGAATGATGTTTGTTTTAGACAGTCTTGGACTTCTATCTACCACAAAGGAGATGGAGGATTCAATGGAGGGAAAAGAAACACGTGATATGACGAAATCACAAATGATTAAGGCAGCATTTCGTGTTCTGACTCTCAAGTTAGCAAAGGTCAAAGTGCCGATGCTTGTTACTAACCATGTCTATGAGGTAATTGGATCTTATGTCCCAACAAAAGAACTCGGTGGAGGAACAGGACTTAAATATGCTGCCAGCACTATTGCAATGCTCTCAAAAAAGAAAGAAAAGGATGGAGATGAAATTGTTGGAAACATCATCAAAATCAAAACATACAAGTCAAGACTTTCGAAAGAGAACAGGGACGCAAGTGTGCTACTTACTTACTCCAAAGGACTAGACCGTTATTACGGTTTGTTGGATCTTGCGGAAAAGTATGATATATTTAAGAAAGTATCAACACGATATGAACTACCTGATGGTTCTAAGGTATTTGGTAAAAATATCAACGAAGAACCAGAAAAGTATTACACTGTTGATGTGTTGAAACAAATTGATGAGGCGGCTAAAAAAGAATTTAAATATGGAGTTTAAATGATAGAGAATTTGATTTTTGAGAACTTGGTTTATAATGAGCAGTATGCAAGAAAAGTTTTACCGTTCCTTAAACATGAATATTTCCAACAGCCAATAGACAAAGCGCTTTTTCAATTAATCGAAAAGCATTTTGTTGCTTTCAATACATGTCCCACAAAAGATGTTCTCAACATTGAGCTAGAGAAAGTTAATACACTTTCTGATGAACAATATAAAGAGGCATTGAATACAATATCGTCGTTCAACCAAGGGCATCAGAATCTCGATTGGTTAGTTAGTTCGACAGAATCATTTTGTCAAGATAAGGCTATCTATAATGCAGTAATGGAATCGATTAGCATTATAGATGGAAGGCAAACAAAAAAAGATAAAGGATCCATTCCAGGTCTATTATCTGATGCATTAGCTGTTTCTTTTGATAGCAACATTGGCCATGATTTTATTGACGACAGTGAAGATCGGTTTGCGTTGTATCATGATGTACAACCTAGAATCCCGTTTGATCTCGAATATTTTAATATAATCACGAAAGGTGGATTGCTCGATAAAACTTTGACTGTGTTCCTTGCTGGAACCGGTATCGGTAAATCGTTAGCAATGTGTCACCTTGCTGCATATAATCTTATTGCTGGCAAAAATGTATTGTATATTACATTGGAGATGGCAGAAGAGAGGATTGCAGAACGAATTGATGCAAATCTTTTGAATGTTGCTGTTGATGAGTTGGCAATGTTGCCTAAAGACACTTACTTCAAGAAAATCCAAAAAATTAAAGAAAATACCCCTGGACGCTTGATTATTAAGGAATATCCTACAGGTTCTGCGGGATCAAATAATTTTAGGTTTTTAATCAACGAGTTAAAGTTGAAAAAGTCTTTTATACCGGATATTATCTATATTGATTATCTAAATATTTGTATGTCATCGCGAATCAAGCATTCAGCGAATGTTAATAGTTACTCATATATTAAGGCAATAGCTGAGGAGCTTCGTGGTTTAGCGGTTGAGAATAAGTTACCGATTGTCACAGCTACCCAGGTTACGAGAAGTGGTTTTACGAGTAGTGACATTGGTCTTGAGGATACCAGTGAGAGTTTTGGATTGCCTGCAACGGCTGATTTGATGCTTGCTTTAATTTCGACTGAAGAGCTTGCAGGTTTGAACCAGATAATGGTGAAGCAATTGAAAAGCCGATATAGTGATATTAATAAAAATAGGAGGTTTGTAATAGGCATTGATAGGGCAAAGATGAAGTTGTACAATGTTGAGCAATCTGCTCAAGAAGACATTGTAGACGATGCACCGGTATTTGATCAAAGTAAAACAGGTGCAGTAATCAATGCTGAGAGAAAGTTTAAACCTACCGTATTTGAGGATTTCAATTAATGGATTATATCTTTGGACAATTAGTTAGATTACTTTTCCTATGTATTCTTGTACCACTTGGTTCGTTAATGGTTATCACAACACATTTGTTTTCCTGTGCTGTTGATCTTGTTAATTTGCCAGTAAATATTAACG